GCAGAACAGATACAAGATGTAGAATACATCGTTGAAGAAAAAGACGGTGATAAAGAAATGAAGATTCGTGGAATCTTCATGCAGTCCGATCAGAAAAACAGAAACGGTCGGGTCTATCCTTTTGAAATCTTGAATAAAGAAGTCAAAAGATATAATAAAGAATTTGTTGCTGAAGGTCGTGCGTTTGGGGAACTTGGACATCCAGAAGGCCCAACTGTAAATCTAGACAGAGTATCGCATATGATCACAAAACTGGAAGCGGATGGAAAGAACTTTATCGGCGAGGCGAAATTGCTCTCAACACCGATGGGGGAAATTGCGAAAGCACTAATCAAGGATGGTGGTAAACTTGGTGTCTCTTCAAGAGGTATGGGTTCACTAGAATCTAGAGGTGGTGCAAATTATGTGAAAGATGATTTTTATCTTGCCACAGCGGCAGATATTGTTGCAGACCCTTCTGCACCTCAAGCCTTCGTTGAAGGTATTATGGAAGGTAAAGAGTGGGTATGGAATAATGGTGTCCTCAAAGAAGTAGAGGTTGCCGAAATCAAAGAGGGTATTGAAAGAGATGTTAGAGAAAGAAACGCAAAAGTTTCCGCTCTGGCATTTGCAAAATATCTCTCAAAACTTTAATCATTATAAATATGTTAATAAAACAACTAAGGAGAAATCCCAATGTCAGAACTAGACAAGACAATTGAGGAACTAGAAGCGGAAGTTCAACAGGAGCTTGAGGAAGCATCTCAAGATATGCCTAAGAAATCTGCCGACAAAGGTGACTCGATGGAAAAAGTAGACGGTGAAGTTCAAGACCTTGGCAAGGCAGTTGTTGACCCCGATGAGAAGAAAGGCCCAGACGCTACTAAAGCAACTAAACAGGCTAAAGACGCTCAGAACAAGGGTGCAAAAGATGCCGGAGGCGATACAGAACCGACTAAGGTTAAAGAACCTCTTGCCGCTGGTGATGAAGTAGATCACGAGGGTGAGGAACTTTCTGAAAAGCGTATGACAAAAGCAGAGATGTTGCAAGCAATGACCCATAAAATGGAAAAAATGAATGCAATGGAACTGAAAGCTGCATACGGTTCGATGATGGATGACAAGCATGAAGAAGAGAAAGAGGAAGAGGCTGAAAAAGTCGATGAGTCTACTCTTGATGAAAGACTTGCATCTGTAGATGTAACTGAGGATGTTGCCGCTCTAACACAGGGTGAGGAACTTTCTGAGGAATTCAAAACAAAAGCAGCAACAGTATTTGAAGCTGCTGTCAAATCAAAACTTCGTTCAGAAGTGGAGAGAATTGAATCTGAAAAAACTCAAGAAGTCGCTGAAGAGATTAACAAAGTGCGTGATGAGTTGACTGAAAAAGTTGACGCATACATGAACTATGTTGTTGAAGAGTGGATGAAAGAGAACGAAATCGCAATTGAGCGTGGTCTTAAAGGCGAAATCGCAGAGGACTTCATCTCTGGACTTAAAGCTCTCTTTGAAGAACATTACATTGATGTTCCAGATGAGAAGTATGATATTCTAGAAAACCAATCTACTAAGATTGATGAACTGGAAGCAAAACTTAACGAACAGATTGAAAAGAACGCTGAAATGAAAAAGGCTAATGGACAACTTGTTCGTGAAAGTGTCTTTGCAGAGGTTTCTTCCGACTTGGCTGACACGGAAGTGGAGAAATTCAAATCTCTTGCTGAAGATGTAGAATTTACTGATGAAGAATCTTTCAGAAGTAAACTCGACACGCTAAAGGAAAGTTATTTTCCTAAGGCAAAATCTGTCGCTGAATCTGTAGACACTGAAACTGATGGTTCAGAGTCCTTAGATACAACTGGTGCTATGGCTGCTTACATGTCTGCCATAACTAAGAATGTAAAGCGAGCTAACTAAGAATTGAAGGTGAAACTTTGATTTTTATAAATATTATTAGAAAAAAACTCAATCAAGGAGAATGAAAATGTTCCAAACAGAACATCTACAGGAAAAGTGGCAGCCAGTCCTAGAGCACAATGATCTTAACCCGATCAAAGACTCTTATCGTAAGGCTGTAACCACTGTTATCCTAGAAAACCAAGAAAAGGCTCTTCGTGAGGACAGAAATTTCCTTTCAGAAGCTGCCCCAACAAACGCTACTGGTTCTAGTGTAGATAATTGGGATCCGATCCTAATCTCTCTAGTCCGTAGAGCAATGCCAAACCTTATTGCGTATGATGTCGCTGGTGTTCAACCAATGACTGGCCCAACTGGTTTGATTTTTGCAATGAGATCTCGTTATCAGTCACAGGCTGGAACTGAAACTTTCTACAACGAAAGTGACAGTGACTTCTCTGGAACTGGAACTCACGCAGGCACAAACCCTGCTGTTCTTAACGATGCTGCTCCAGGCACTTACACAAGTGGTGCTGGTATGACAACTGCTGCTGCTGAAGCACTAGGTGATTCAGCTGGTAACTCTTTCGCAGAAATGGCGTTCTCAATCGAGAAACAAACTGTTACTGCAAAGTCTCGTGCCCTAAAAGCAGAATACACTATGGAACTTGCACAAGACCTTAAAGCAATTCACGGTCTTGATGCTGAGACTGAACTTGCAAACATCCTTTCTGCTGAAATTCTTGCAGAAATCAACCGTGAAGTTGTTAGAACTATCTACACAACTGCTAAAATCGGTGCTCAGAATGATACTGCAACTTCTGGTATCTTCGACATGGATGTTGACTCAAATGGCCGTTGGTCAGTTGAGAAGTTCAAAGGACTTATGTTCCAAGTTGAGAGAGAAGCAAATGTTATCGCTCAGCAAACTCGTAGAGGAAAAGGTAATGTAATCCTATGTTCTTCTGATGTTGCATCTGCACTTCAAATGGCTGGACAACTAGACACATCGCCTGCATTGAACAACAACCTAAATGTTGACGATGCTGGTAACACTTTTGCTGGTGTCCTAAATGGTAGATACAAAGTATACATCGATCCATATGCTGCTAACGCTGCTGACAAGCAGTTCTTCGTAGTTGGATACAAAGGAACTTCACCTTACGATGCTGGTATCTTCTACTGCCCATATGTTCCACTACAAATGGTTCGTGCAGTAGGTGAGAACACTTTCCAACCAAAAATTGGATTTAAGACTCGTTACGGTCTAACTGCAAACCCATTTGCAGAAGGAACAACTGCGGCTCTTGGTGCTCTTACTGCCAATGCAAACACTTACTACAGAAGAGTTCAAGTAACGAACATCATGTAATAAGAAAGAGTTGGGGTTTAACCAACCGAATTCAAGGGGAGGCCTTCGGGCCTTCCCTTTTTTTATGCCTGCAATCCTTATAAATAGTTGAAAGATTAAGGAATGCAAAATGTCAATTACAACTGCAATAGATAGACAACCAGATAATTTTGATTTGGCTCGCCCAACTCAATTTAGGTTCGATATTCTCAAAATTCCTAACACAACATATACTGTAACAGAAATCAATCTGCCAGGCATTGCATTTGGTGGAGATGCAATTCTGAACAGTAGATATAAATCTATGCCTTTTATGGGTGATACTCTAGAGTTCAGTCCACTTGAAGTTTCTTTCAATGTGCAAGAGAACCTTAAAAACTATAGAGAGATTCATAACTGGATGACAGGTATTGGTTTTCCAATAACACCTACACAATTCTCTGATGCAATTGCAAACGAGCAAACTAAAGAGATTGGTAATCCAGGCAAAGGTAATGTGACAAACCCTTCGGTGTTGACAAGTGACGCAACATTGACTATATTGACAAATAAGAACAATCCAGTTATTCGTGTGTTATTCAGAAATGTATATCCCACATCACTAGCAGGATTGCAGTTTGATACAAAAGATACTGGTGCAACTTCATTGACAGCAGCAGTGACATTTAATTATGATTTGTATGAAATTGAAGAAGTATAAATATAATTGAGTAGAAAATGGTTGACTTGGACAATCATTAGTTTGAGTCTCTACTGAGAGATAATATAAGTAACGCAAGTTACAACCCAATCTACTCACTTTATAATTAAGGATGTGAAATATTATGACACTTGATGAACTACAGAAACAGGCAGAAAAAGACCTAAAAATAGATGACTTAGAACTTGGTGACGAGTCATTGAAATCTGCATCACTACACCAAAAATATCTAAACATCTACAATAACTTTAGACAACTACATCTGATGGCAGAAGGACAGTATAATGTTCTGAAACGACAGAAGTGGGAATACTATGGTGGTAAAGCATCACCAGAACTCTATCGTGATCATCCATTCGACCATAAGATTTTGAAACAGGATATTCCTTTGTATTTGGAATCTGATGAAGAACTCATCAAACAAAAACAAAAAGTCGAATATCATAAAATCTGTATGGATTCTTGTGAAAGAATTCTAAAACAAATACAGGGTCGTGGTTGGGATATCAAGAACGCAATCGAATGGCGTAAGTTTGTAGATGGTTCGATTTAATGACAATAGTAAGTAAAAAAAATGAAGTATATCTCAAAGTTGATACGGAAGCGTCAACGGCGAGAGCGCTCGCAGATTATTTTACTTTTGAAGTGCCAGGCGCTCGTTTTATGCCTGCTTATCGCAATAGGATATGGGATGGAAAAATTAGATTATTTTCCCCAGCAACAGGCGAACTCTATGTTGGACTCCTACCATATCTTGAAAAATATCTAAATGAATGGGGTGAAGATTATACAATTAATAAGGAACTAAAAGATGAAAAAAGAATTGAACGATCTGTCCTTGATGGGTTCATACGATCTCTTCGACTACGATCCAGTGGAAGATCTATCAAACCTCGTGACTACCAAGTTAGTGCCATTGAGCATGCAATCGGAAACCATAGGGCACTTTTGCTTAGTCCTACTGCTTCAGGCAAGTCGCTTATAATTTACATACTTGTAAGGTATTACAACTTACTGCTCAAAGAAAATCAGAATGACAAGATTCTTATTCTTGTTCCAACAACATCTCTAGTCGAACAGATGTATTCAGATTTTATCGACTATGGGTGGTTGGATGCTCATCTTCAAAAAATCTATAGTGGTCACGACAAAGAAGTATCAAAAGATGTTGTGATATCCACATGGCAATCTCTATACAAATTCCCCAAAAGTTACTTTGAACAATTCGGTATGGTTGTTGGTGACGAAGCACATCTATTCAAAGCAAAATCCTTAACATCTATTCTAACGAAACTACATCAATGTAAGTATAGGTTTGGTTTGACAGGAACACTAGATGGAATGCAAACCCATAGATTAGTTCTAGAAGGATTATTTGGTTCACTAAATAAAGTTGTTTCAACAAAAGAGTTGATTGACAAGAAAACACTGGCATCCTTCAAGATTAAATCTTTGGTTTTAACATATCCAGAAAGTGAGTGTAAACTCGTAAAGGATATGAACTATCAAGATGAGATGGATTACATTGTTACACACCAAAAGAGAAATGAATTCATAAGGGATTTATCTCTAAATTTAACAGGAAACACTTTAGTATTATTTCAGTTTGTGGAGAAACATGGAAGTATTCTTCACGACATGATTAAATCTAAGGCAGGAGAGAGAAAGGTATTCTATGTATTTGGCGGCACTGATACCGAAACGAGGGAGAAGATTCGTTCAATTACAGAGGATGAAAAGAGCTCAATTATTGTTGCGTCTTATGGCACTTTCAGCACTGGTATTAATATTAGGAATCTTCATAATATCGTGTTCTCAAGTCCAAGTAAGTCCAGAATTAGAACATTGCAATCCATTGGAAGAGGCTTGCGTAGGGGTGAAAATAAAGAAGAAGCAATCCTCTACGACATTGCAGACGACTACCAATGGAAAGCAAGGAGAAATTTCACTCTCAACCACTTTTTAGAACGAATAAATATTTACAATGAGGAACAATTTGATTATGAAATTACAAGGATAAAAATAAAATGACAGGCAAAAATTATCAGATAATGAGATTGTCGAGTGGTGAAGAAATAATTTGTAATCTAGTTGATGACACTCATCCAATAACTTTTGGAATTGAAACACCACTCAGAATTAATGCAATCCCTAGAGTTACAAGAACAGGGATTGAGGAATCTATTTCTTTGCAAAGATGGGTTCATTTTCCAGAAGAAGAGACATTCCAAATTAATAAAAGTCAGATTGTCGTTATGACAACTGCCTCTGCTGGACTATCCAGATTTTATGATCATTGCGTTATGAGAATGAAGGCGGATTACCGCCCAATAGATGAACCTAGAGAATATGAACCTACTGATGATGAATTAGAGGAGATTGAAGCTGAAGAAAGATGGGAAAGATTTGGTAATCCAGAATCTAAGTTAATACATTAGATCTATCCTTATCTCAAACCCAGCATAGTTAATATACCTCAATGTCAAGAGAAAATCAAGAGTTTTTTTAAAATAAAAAACATATTGACTTTCTACCAGATATTGTGTATGATATATCAAATAGTCGCAAGATAACAAGCGACAAAATATGTGGAGTTATTATGACAAAAAAGAAAAAGGGCGTGCATTATGTAAACAATGCAGAGTTCCTAGAAGCAATGAAGGATTGGAAGCAGCGATGCAAAGATGCTGAAGAAGCGGGTGACCCACAACCACCTGTCACCAACTATATTGGTGAATGTTTCCTAAAGATCGCAAATCACTTATCCTATAGACCAAACTTTATTAATTATACCTACAGAGATGAAATGATTTCTGATGGTATTGAAAACTGTTTACAGTATGCATCTAATTTTAATCCAGAAAAATCTAAAAATCCTTTTGCATATTTTACACAGATAATTTACTACGCATTTATTCGTAGGATTCAGAAAGAAAAGAAACAACAACATGTGAAACACAAGATTATTGAGAATATGAATGTTGATATCCTTATGGATGGAGATGACGACCAAGCGGCGTATGTAGATTATCTACAAAAGAACTTTCTTCCAGATGAAGCAGTCTACAAACCTAAGAAGAAGAAAGACACCAAAGCAAAAGGACTTGAAAAATTTTATGATGAGGAAGAAAATATAGATGAAGATCGCACTGATAACTGATACCCATTTCGGTGCTCGCAATGATAACCTAGCATTCAACGAATACTTCTACAAATTTTGGGAACAAACCTTTTTCCCATATATTGATAAGTCTGGTATTGATACGGTTATTCATTTGGGTGATGTTATGGACAGACGAAAGTTTGTTTCATATAAGATTGCCAATGACTTTCGTGAGCGCTTTATTAAAGGACTAGTTGATAGAAAACTTACCGTTCATATGTTGGTAGGTAATCATGACACTTATTTCAAGAATACAAATGAAATTAATTCTTTGTATGAACTATTAGGTGGGCCTGGCGAAGAAAAGTATCCTAACATCTTTTGTTACGATGGGCCCTGCACTGTTGAGTTTGACGGTGTTCCTATTCATTTCATGCCTTGGATTTGTCAAGAAAACTATACACGATCTATGAGAAGTATTGAAATGACTTCTGCACAAATCTGTATGGGGCATTTTGAGATTAATGGTTTTGAGATGCACAAAGGACATTTCTCTGAGAATGGATATGATAAAAAGTTTCTGAATAAATTCGATACTGTATTCTCTGGACACTTTCACAAGAAGTCTGATGATGGACATATTTACTATCTTGGTAATACCTATCAGATGACATGGAGTGATGATAACTGTCCAAAAGGATTTCATGTATTTGATACTGAAACAAGAGAACTTGAAAGAATAGTGAATCCATTTACTATCTTTGAAAAGGTTTACTATGATGATACAACAACAGATTATGAGAACTTTGATGTAAGTAAATTGTCAGAAAAGTTTGTTAGAGTTGTCGTTGTAAACAAGAAAGACTTTTATAAGTTTGACAGATTTATTGACAAGGTGTTAAAAGAATCTGGTGCCCATGAGGTAAAAATCATTGAGGACTTTAGTGAACTAGATGCGTCTAATGTAGACGATGCAATTGTAGAGAACACAGAAGATACAATGGCACTTCTAGAAAAATATATTGAAGAACTTGATGTAGACTTAGATAAGTCTCGACTAACTAATATGATGAAGTCGTTATATGTAGAAGCAAGCGATTTGGAGTTGTAAACTTGATTACTTTTAAATATGTAAGATGGAAAAACTTTCTTTCCACAGGTAATAACTTTACCGAAATTCAGTTGGATAGAAATCCAACAACACTTATTATTGGTGAGAATGGTGCTGGTAAGTCTACCATTCTTGATGCATTATGTTTTGGTCTATTCAACAAACCATTCCGTAATATTTCAAAATCACAATTAATCAATTCAGTCAACGGTGGTTCTACATCTGTTGAAGTTGAATTCAGAGTGAGTGGCAAAGATGTAAAGATTGTTCGTGATATCAAACCTAATAAGTTTGAGATTTATGTAAATGGCAATCTTATCAATCAAGATGCTGCTGCTAAAGATTATCAGAAGTATCTGGAACAATCTATTATGGGATTGAACTATCGTTCTTTCACACAGGTTGTTATTCTAGGTTCTTCTACCTTTATTCCTTTCATGCAGTTGAGAACACAACAGCGTAGAGAGGTTGTTGAGGATATTCTTGATATTAAAATCTTTTCACTTATGAACTTCCTACTCAAAGGAAAAGTAAAAGACTTGAATGAGAGTATTCAAAATGCTCAGTATGAATATGATTTGACTAGTGAGAAAATTACTCTACAAGAAAAGTTCATCAAAGATGTAATGGAGAACAAATCCAATATCATTGATGAGAATAAGTCAAAGGTTTCTGACAATGAAAAAACTATTACGACTAAAAAAGAGGAAATACAAACTCTTGAAACTGAGAAAGAGCGCCTCTCTTTCGATGCAGAAGAGAAAGCAAGAGTTGAGTCAAAAATCAAAAAACTAGGTAAAACAGAAGCAGCGTTACAAAACAAAAGGAGTCAACATGACAAACAGATTCAATTTTTCCAGACCAACGATGAGTGCCCGTCTTGTGAACAACCAATTACGGAATCAACAAAGCAGACGCAGATTGAGTCTAGAACCCAAAAAATCGGAGGACTTGAAACCGCTATCACAGAACTGGAAGGAATGGAAAGAGCAGAACAAGACAGACTAGATGTAATTTTATCTAATCTTGAAACTATTCGTCAACATGATGTTGAGGTTGCAAAGATTCGTTCCTCTATTTCAGAACTAGAAAAGTTCAATGCAAAACTTCAAAAGGATATTGAGACTTACGAACAAGGACAAATATCAGATGAGGATAGAACGAAACTAGATGAACTAAAAGGACAGGTAAAACTTCTAGAAGATCAAAAGTCCAAACTTAGTGAGGACAAGTATTATCTGGATGTTGCAAGAAATCTACTACAGGATACTGGTATCAAGACAAAGATTATCAAACAGTATCTACCTGTAATGAACAAACTAGTAAACGGTTATCTATCATCTATGGATTTCTATGTCAACTTCAATATTGATGAAAACTTTAGTGAAACTATTAAGTCTCGTTTCAGAGATACATTTAATTATAATAGTTTCAGTGAAGGTGAGAAGATGCGTATTGACCTTGCATTACTCTTTACTTGGAGAGCGATTGCTAAAATGAAAAACTCCACAAATACAAATCTTCTCATTCTTGATGAAATCTTTGACAGTTCTCTAGACGGAACTGGAACAGATGACTTCCTAAAGATTCTGAATACATTCCATGACCAAAATGTATTTGTTATTTCACACAAACAGGATATGTTGTTTGATAAATTTAGGAGTGTAATCAAGTTTGAAAAAGTTCAAAACTTTAGTAGGGTTGCATAATGGGAAAGAGAAGTGATTTTGAAAGAATACCAAGAGACTTTTATCCAACACCAAAGAAAGCGGTAATACCTCTTGCAAGACATTTACCAGACCAGTTTAGTTTTATTGAACCATGTGCTGGTGATGGTAGGTTGGTTGAACATTTGAATAGTTACGGTGGTTACTGTAAATGGGCAAGTGATATTGAACCACAACATGAATTTGTTATGAAAGCAAATGCATTTGATGTTGAACAAAAAGCACAGTTCACAATAACAAATCCGCCATGG